CTTTACTTGTATAAAATAGATTAGGGTAATCCCTATCTATAATTTGTTGGATTGTTGCCCAACCAATATTATTGTTCTCTACTATAAGTAGAGCATCATTGTATTCTGTTGATACACTTACCAACATATTTCCAAAATCTTTGGTACTTACTCTACCTTTATATTCTGCGACTTGTGTTAAACTTTCCAATTCAATAACGTGGAATGCGGAATAGTCTGCACTATCTCCACGACCAACATCAGCACATACAATATAATCTTTATTGTAGTTTGGTTGTTCCCAAACCCACATATTTCCATCAATACCTCTTTTTTCTACTGGTTCTATACATAAGTTTTTTCTTAACTTTTCCAATAGAACCGCATCAATCACACCAGTACCAGAAGTTAGGAAGTCACAATCACACTCTTGTGCTGCACCACTTGGGCCTAATAATGTGTTTTGTTCTTTTCTCCACTCATCACCTCTATCTGGGTGAACCGTCCAGTGTAGTTTAATTGGATTAAACATACCCCTACCTTCTTCAGCATCTACCCAAGTCCTATGAAACCAATTACCCACACCATTTGGTGTTGAAAGTGCTACACACTGTCCACCAGTAGTTAAAGTAGCTTGGGATGCTGTCCATATATCATCAATCCTATCAATAAAGGCTGCCTCGTCTAATATCAATAATGATAGAGCTTCTGAACGAGCGGCTTCTGGACCAGATGATACCGCTTTAATCTGAGAACCATTACGATATCTCAAATTCAATTTGTTATCTTCAACACAAGGTTGCTTTAACCAACTCGGTAAATTTGCGTGCATAACACGAACTTTTGTAACTAAGTTTTTTGCAACATCTTGTTTAGTTGCAATAACTAATATATTTTTGTCTTTATGAAAAGTCATCATCCATAATGCATACCCTGCTGTTAAAGTAGAAATACCTAACTGACGAGCTTTCAAAATAACATTCATTCGTTCAGTTTGAAACTCTTCAATAGTTTTTTCCTGAAAGTCATACAAATCAAAAGGTATTTTACCTTTGATAGGATGTTGTATCATACAATACTTTTTCATAAAGTATGCTGGGTCTTGTGCACACTCAATATATTGTTGCTTAATTACTTCTTTTAGTTGTTCTGCCATTAGTCTACTATTTGACCTGCTAATTTAACTGATGTAGCAGTTAGCACTACTCCATATGTAAAGTATAACCATTTGTTTTCATACCATTTAGGTCTGACAAGTTTTACTTTTTGTTCAAGTAGTTCATTAGTGTCTTTTAGTAGATTGAGTTGCATAGTTTTGTTTGCAATTAACATTGAGTCTATCACTGAATTTTCTTCAAAGAGTTGTAATTGTGATTCCAAGTCTCCTACTAAGGAAACATTTAAACTATCTTTTAGTTCTAATTCCATAATAGTGTTGGTAAATCCTAAAACTTCTTCCTCTGTGAAGGTATAGGTTTTAGTTGTATCAACTTCTTGACCGAATAAACTCCCGATTAGTAATATGTAAATTAAATATCTCATATATATAAGTATCTAACTTATTTACTAAACTTCTTTAAAAATTTCACTGCGTCATCGGCATTGTCTTCTTTTACTGCTTCTGATGCTTTTTCAAGTTGTTTTTTAGTAGTGGTTACTTTTCTTTTTAATTTAGCTACTTCTTTTTTGTTAACTTTTTTCTTTGATTCAAGTTTTACGACCTCTTTTTCAAGTTCTTTAACTTCTTGGTCCTTTACTTTAATCTGTTTATCTAATTCTTTGACTTCTTTCTTTTTATTTCCGCCAAAAAATAAATTTAGTATTGCATTAATGATACCCATTATTTAACTCCTGTTAGTTGTTGTTGTGCTTTTTCTACGACTTCTTTTTTCTCTCGTATGAAATCTCTTGCGTTTGAAATAGTTTTTTCAAATTCTTTTTCACCCATTTCCCATTTTTCTGATTCTAATTCTGGATTGTTTACACCGACCTGATTAAACCATTCTTTTTTACCACCTGTCTTTTCAAAGTCATCTAAACTTTGTTCCATATCTTTTAAGTATGATTTTTGATTCTCTAACATCTTAGATTGTGCATACTCCTCAAATTTCCCCTCAATTCTCATTTTGTTTTCAATTTCTATTTGACAATCAAAACAATGTCCTTGTGTTCTCCAAAACTTATCATCAAGTTTTTTCTTCATTGCCTTATCACATTTTGGACAAAACCAAGGCATTCTTACTGATGCCATTGTATCAGTTAGTTCTGATTTACGGGTTTCTCCACCAAGATTTTCTACTTTACCCTCGTATCCTACTTGAACATATTCTTTTGTATGCTCCTTTCCTGACATTAAATCTTTTAATGCCTTATTCTGTCTTTCCATTTCTTTTGATTTATTTGCCATAACCTATCTCCTAAAATCGTAAACTACCTAATATCTGATTGATTGGTGCGAATGCTCCTGTGAATTTGTATATATTACCTTTATACTTAAACACTAATCCTTCAGAAGGAACTATTGAACTTGCTCCACCGATAGCTTCTAATTTTTCTATTTGTAATTTTAACTTATTTAATTTTTCTACATTGTCTGGTTTTTGTAAATCTTTTAATGCACTATCTACATCTTTTTTAATTTTTTGAACTGCTTTGTCTGGTGATACTGCTAAGAAACCTGACATATTTTTTAATATTTCTGCTCCGACTTGAAAGAATAATATCTCAAATGGTTTTATGTTTTGTTTGAACATTCGGTTGTGGTCAAGTTTATCAGTATTAATTACCCAGTCAATGAATTTTGGATTATCTTTGAAATCTTTTTTTATATCTCCAATCTTATATGACTTATCAAAGAACGCCCAACGATTAGTTAAGTTTACTAATTGACTATCTGTCATAGATATGTTGAATTGTTTTGCTGCGTTAAAAATATATTCTTGCCAATATGACAAATGATACATACCCAAGGTATCAGTATCTTTTAATCCATATTGAGATTGTAATTTATTTAGTTTACTCAAAAATCCAGCTTTCTTTTTACCGAAGTTTTGAACTTTACTCATCTTTAAGAAATTAGGTTTACTAATTTTAAATGTTTTTTGTATATTTTGATTTACTTGTCTTATCATACCTTGTAACATACGAGCAGATTCTTTTGAGTATCCTTTTGCTCTACCAGACATATCATATTCGGTAGTTCCGTGAAATACTATCTCTGCTACATCGTAGTCTATTATATTACTTGTTTGTGGATATATAACCTCTAAATTCATCCATTTGGTTCCATTACCAAATACTTTTTTCTTTTGAGTGTTTGATAACGAACCTATTGATTTTTCTAAATCTTTCATTGCTCCTACAAACGCAGTTTTAATATTACCTCTACCACTAAACATATTAGCGATACCTGCGGTTGTCGGTGCAGTTTTACCACCATTTTTCAGGTGTCCTTTGTTTCGGGCTGCTTTTAACTTTCCATCAACCCAACTAACCATTAAATTTTGTCCGTCAAGTTTTTCAGAAACCTTATCTTCACGATTCAACTGTCCACTTAACCCTATAATAACTATGTTCTTCAAATCTGAAAACGTCAAATTATTATCATCAAATGGATGATTCATATGTCCGTATGCCCCACCTTCTATTAATAAGTTAACTTCTTGTGCAAATTCCTCTTGAATTTTTGTTACAAAATCTCCATCAGAATTTACAAATGCCAAATCACTATCTTCTATACTTCCGTCTTTTACTGATTCTTCACCGAAGAACTTAACTATTTCCCAATTCAAATTACTTAAATTCTTTATCATTCGTTCTTTATACTTAGGAAATGGATTGTCTACTGAATCAGTATTTTTTCTATTCTGATTAATTGTTTTTCCATATGTTACGGTTTTTGCTCTATCTTCTTCATAGTCATCTGCTTCAATCGTAAACCTCATATCCATTGTATCTCTGATTGGAAATCCTATAACTTCCCAACCTAATATTTCTGCGTGTTCTGGTGATACTCTGAAGTAATCATCCAATGAACCAAAGAAATCATACATACCTTCATCTGACATAATACTTGCGTCAAAGTGACCACCGAAACCACTAACTTCTTTTATAATTTTTTTTATCTGTGGTTGTTGAGCAAATTCAAATAACTTACCGAATCGTGATGTCATTGTTTCATAGGTTGATTTATCAAAGTATCCAAATGTTTTCTTGAATATTTGTTGTCTTTTCTTTTCATCAACCTTTGGACTACCCAATAGATTTCTAATCTCTGTTCCACTTGATATACCACTAACCTTTTGGTGTGGTGCTATGAAAATATATCCGTGTGTTTCGTGTCCTTTTAAATTTTTTAAATTTTTCTTGAAGTCTTGAAAGTAAGTTAACCCACCTGACTTCTTTTTACCTGTTGGAATTCTTTGTTTATCT